TGAATAAAAAAAATCCCCAGAGATATTTCTAGGGATTTAACATTCTAGCATAATGTATAAATTAATCGTATAAGGGAGAAAACACTAGAATATAATTTTACCAAGTAGGATAGATAAAGCTATAATAATTCCAATGATTAGGTTAGATATTTGTCTACCCATTGGATCATCTTCATAATAGTTCTGCATTTTATTTAAAATAGGCTTACTGAATACATTAACCAGATACCATAGTACCACTATGAATCCGAATATTACAAGTATACCTAATGCTTTAAACATAAGACAAATATATAAAGAATTTTTATTTATCCAAACTTTCTATTCTTTTTTTAAGATAAACCATGGCTTTTTCAAGATCTTCTTTATATCTACTAGGATCTTTTTTACCGGCCCGGGCAACATATTTAATAACATTACCCAAGTAGAAGTCTTTATCTAAACCCCATTCTTCAAGAACCCGGAATACTTCATATGGATTATCTTTACCACCATAATATTCAGGTCTAGGACCTTCATCTAGTCTAACTATTCTATTTGTAAGATCTTTGGAATATCCATTAATATAAGAAAGTCTATCAGTAATTCCACTTGCCATATAGGTGTAAGGAGAAGCTGGAGTATTTTTCTTTTCATTGCTCATATCTACCAGATTATGATAACATCTCCTTCATTAAGTACAAGTTTGATTTCTCCATTGATATCTATCCGCTCAACTTGTTCCAAATTAAGAGCTGATGTACGGACATATACTTGGTCTCCAACTTTTACTTCTTCTACTTTATCACCTACAGCATATACAGTAAGTTTATTCCAGAGCTTAGCTGCTTCCTGCATCATAGCTTCTTCATCTTTTGCTGATAGCTCAATAGCTGACTTCTTTCTTTGTGGAACATCTAGTAAGATAGTTCTACCTCTTAGTGATTTAAATGCTGACATTATTTATTCTTTAGTGTTATTACTTTTACTACTGACATTTGAGCATTTAGGATTTCCCCCAGAGCATGGTCAAATAACAAACTTTTTAGGGGCCCTCTCTCAGCTTCATAATCTTTCTTTAAGATTTCAGCCATTTCTGCTGCTAATAACTTTACTTTAGTTACTGTAGTGTCATCCAAATTATCTGGATCTAATCCTACTAACTGATGTCCAAAAGGAACAATCTTGTGTTCAATAATCTCCGGGTTATTCTCCGGCATTGCATAAGTTGGTTTTTCTTCACTCATTGTATTTAATTTTAATTTGTTACTTCATCATATGTTAACCAGAATATATCCGATTTACATGGGTAGAATTCACCCTTAATTCCTTTGATAATAAAGTCACCTATTGAAGCTTTCATGGGACCTTCTAATGTTGGTATAATTAATTCTTTATGCTCAGTGCCCGGAATAGGTTTAGCAAAACATTTATCACAAAACTCAAATAGTTCTGTAGTATTAGTGCCAGTCCATTCTACCGCAGTTATTTCTACCGGCTTCTTAGTAAATTTACGCATCATACTTTTGTTTTGTGTTTATAGGTTTATTTTCTTTTTCTTCTTCAATAGGGGCCCCCTCAATAAGGTTATACTTGATTCTTTCTAATAAACCTATCACAGCTAGATTATCATATGCATCTTCTGCAACTCTTACTTCTATCCCGTCTGGTTTTTCTATAATAGACACTAATACTTTATCTGACATATTTAATAATTTACTTAATTCATCATAGAGCTCCCGGGCACGTAGATTATCCATGCCGGCATCTCTAACATCTTCAGTTAACTTTCTCCACAACAACTTTTGCTGGGCAGTCATAGTCAAATAAATAATTAGGGAGTGTTGCTCTCATAGTTTGTTGGTAACACAAATATATAAACTATTTTGATTTAAACTAAAAACCCCAGAAAAATTTTCCAGGGTCTTCAGATAAATCAATCAATTAAACATTATGTTATGAACACATGCAAATATACAAATTATTCTGTATCATAAAACATTCTTTCAGAATCTTCTGTATGCCACTTATCAAACCCTTCACAATTGTACCAATCTTTATTAACTAGATAATCAGGTCTTTCAGGAAAAGGTTTAGTTACAAAACTTGGCTCTGACCATTTAATCCTGTTATTAGGTTGCAGAGCTATCTGACCGTTATCTAATAATATTACATGATGGGACTTATGCTCCATTGGATCTTCAGCCAGAGATAGATCTGTGTTAACATCATTAGCTCCCCAGTTAATAGTAGCATAATAACTACCCGGGTGAAACTTATGATCCTTCATATACACTTCTACTTTAGTATCATATAAATAAGACAAGTGCAGCAAAGTAAAGTTGTATGAAAAACAATTCCATATTTGTAAATAGTGAAAAGGTAGATCAGGATCCGGAAGTTTTGGTTCAGTCAAGAATGCATGACTAGGTAGCTTATCTCTAAGTACACCATTCTCTAACAGTACCTGGAACAATGCAGCTTGTCCCGGCATACATCTAACTGATATAATTACCCCCGGGGTAAATTCTCCAAGACCTTTCTTACCCTGATACATGTACTCATTTCTAACAAATACTTTGAGTGGAAAAAAGTTATGTTCTATAAATGCCATAAGACAAAGATATAAAAAACCCGGGTAGTAATTCTTGATCAGAGAAACTTTCCCGGGGGTGTTACTAGTTATACATGTTGGTACCATGCTTTCCCGGTAACCAAAAAGACCAGATATAGTGAGCAGATCTTACGGTATGCTGTCTGGTACTTAACCTATAGTTACTAACTACAGGGGAGGTATTCTATGGCAACAGTATCACCATAGGATTCCGTTAACAAGTAACGGTGGGGTATGCAAATATAAACAAAAAACCCCGGGCTGTAGCTCCAGGGCTTTCTGACATAATCTAAAAAACGAATTGTAACCTGAAAAAGTTGAGACAAATATACAAATTAATTTAATCTGACATAGGTATTTGAATTTGTTATGTGTATGGTTAATTGGTTTTGTTATGTGTGATAGGATGTGATGATCCCCTAACACAACAACCCCCGGGGCTCAGCAGCTGGGTGGTACCCCCTGGCAAATCCTGGAGATGAATCTCATATATGCTGTGTGAATAAAGATTTATTTCTACTAGAAAAAAGTTTCCTCAAACCAAGACTCAGTGCTGCTACGCAGCAGGCTTTGGTTCTCTGCTTGGAACTTATGTAGAATTATAAAACTTATATCTATGATAACAAAGATGATGTTTGTATGGTTACTGTGTATAGGACAGGTTAAATACCAGCAGAATGGAGAAGATGGCCGGAAACAATATGCACTGTTCTTTGAAGATGGAACAGTAGTAGACTATGCTTATAAAGCAGAAATACTAGAGTATATAGAAACCGGAACATTTGAGTATGATGATACTTTGGATGACAAAGTAACAGATGCACATAAGGGGAATTAGTTCCCCTTTTTTTTAAACCATACTCAGTTGCTGCGCAAGGCTTATGTCTCAGCTTTTAACTGTATTGGATTATTATTTATTTATTAACTAAAACAATTTATTATGAAACTTAATTGGAAAGTTGAAACAAACCCTACTACGGGTGAAAAAGCACTAGTTGCTGGTTTAACCACAGAGTTGGTGTCTGTTGCTAAAAATCCTATTGCTAATGCAAATGGGACAATGTATTATCCTGCTACCGTAAGGTATGAGAATGAAAAGGGTGATACTGTAACACGCGGAGCTCTTGTGTATGAAGCCAACTTCAACTATGGACTTACAGTAGGTAATGCTTACTCTGCTAAAGTAATTAAAGCAGTAGGTAAATTACCACTTATTGTTATGTCTCATTTGGAAAGAGCTGGTTCTGCTAGTGATGATGACTTTGACTTTGACTTGTCATTGTTGGAAGCTGTTGACTTTGACACTGTGTCTAAGAAATAGTAGACAGAAAGATTAACCCTATATATAATGTATAGGGTTTTTTTTTTTAGTTTTTTAAACCATTATTAATAATCCTGCGGATTAGTCTTGTGTCTCAACTTGAAACTGATAAGGATTGTTAGTGGTTAGTAATTACTGCGGTCATAGTAAGTAATAGTCCTATATTTAAGTATTATACATAATATACACTAACAGTTCATACTTGACTTAGAACACATTGATAGATTGTTTACATTAATGTATTAGTAAGCAGTAGTATTTTGTGTGTGTTTAGGTGTTAGATGGTGTGTGAG